TCTGGAACTTCTGGAACATCAGGAACTTCTGGAACATCTGGTACATCAGGAAGTGGAGGTACTTCTGGTAGTGGGGGAACTTCAGGAACTTCGGGAACTTCAGGTAGTGGTGGTACTTCTGGATTATTATCTTTAAGTGGCACAACTAATAATGGTGTAATAACATTAAATGGAACTGCACCAAATGCAACCGTTGAATCCAATTTAACTTTTGATGGTACATTGTTGACAGTTACTGGTAATGCAACAATTACAGGAAATTTAACTGTAAGTGGTACAACTACCACCGTTAATACTGAAACAATCCTATTAGCGGATAATATTATAACTCTTAACTCAAACTTTACATCTGGCGCACCGAGTGAAAATGCTGGTATAGAAGTTAGAAGGGGTTCGTCATCAACAGTACAATTTTATTGGGATGAAACTAATGATAGGTGGTATGCTGATAACACATTACAAGTAAATGGTAACGTAATCCTTAGTGGTACAATAGATACAGGTCAAGGTGCAACTGAAGTTTACTTAATGAACCAAAATCTTCGTACAACTGATAACGTAACATTTAATCAGGTTAACGCTTCATTTGTAGGTAATGTAAGTGGTACTGCAACAAATGCAAATTTCTTAGTAGCGGATGATGATAGAACAATAGCTCCTAGTGATATAGCAACAAATAGAGCTAGATTTGGTTTTACTTCATTCAATAATAACAATACATCACCTTGGGCTGATTATTTGCATTTCCGTTCTTATGGAGATTCTTCTGGTGGTAGTGATAATTTATTAGTTTTTAATAAAAGTGGATTTGGTGTAAGATTATATCAACAAACGTTTGGTTCTGGTACGGCATATTCTTCATTTACAACAATATTAGATTCTTCAAACTATCCGTTTGCGGCTAATATGAACCAAAATGTTAGAACTTCTGATAACGTTCAGTTTGCAACAGTAAATGCTGGAAACTTTAGAGATGGAACTGGTACATTTAACGTAAACTTAGGTAGCGGTGGTTCTGAAGGTAGAGGTTTAGTAGCTGGATATAGCGGTGGTTCTTATGGCGGTCTTGGGTATAACGTAAGACATACTGCAACAGGCGGAACATATACTTCACCTTTAGCTGATACTGCAACTTATCTTAACTTTAATCAAGGATTTACTTTCTTAAATGACCAAGGTACAACCGCAGGTAGAACATCTTCATTTACTCAAATTGGTAGATTAGATAGTGCTGGTACATTCACAATTCCTGGTAACTTAGTTGCTGCACAGGTAAATACTGGACAGGGTTTAACAGAAGTTCATTTAATGAACCAAAACCTTCGTACAACCGATAACGTAACTCACGCTAATATTACTGGTAATAATTTTATATTACCTCAAAATCCAGTTGGAACAACGTATGGTAATGGTGTATCTACTACTCCACCTTATATGTTTTCACAAACCGTTGGTAATGATGATGGTTGGAGATTATATGGTGAGACATCGTCTACGAATGCGGTAAGAATGGTATTTGAATTAATAGATGATATTGAAACTGCATTTACAGACCAATGGGTATTTAGAAATAAATTAACATACGGTGCATTTACTGCAAGAAACGAATTCCAAATATCAGGAGATGGTGATGCATTAGCGCGTACATCAATGAGAGCTCCTGTATTTTATGATTCGGCAGATACAACATTCCGTTTAGACCTTAACTCATCATCAAGATTAAGAAACTTATATGTTGGTGATGGTGGTAGTGATTGGTCTGATCCAGGAGGATGGGGGACACAACTACATGTTTCAAACGGTCCACATTCTATTATAAGAGTATATGCACGAAACGAAGGTATTGAAACCGGTATGTTCTCACATGTTGGTGGACAATCTAAAGTGGGTTCGTTTACAAATCATAACTTTACAATACTTAGGAATTTTTCCGATAGAATGATATTCTATTCTGGATATACATACTCAAATGGATATTTAGAAGCAGCGGATTCGTTAAGAGCACCAATATTCTATGATTCAAATGATACATCTTGGTATGTAGACCCTAATTCGGTATCTAGAATGTATTCAGTTCAAGCTCGTAACTTAGGTGGAGCGAACTTACAAGTTGTTAGTACAAATATTGGTGTAAATGCAGTTAATGAAGCAATAACCTTTATAGATGGTAGTATTGTTCAAGCACATACTTCAACCGGTACTGGATGTGCTGGATGTTGTTACAATTGGTACACATCTGAATTCTTGGAAATTGATCCTGAAAAAGATTATGAGTTTAGTGTTTGGGTAAGAAGTACGGGTAACGATAGTGTATATTTTGGATGGCATGAACTTAATGCCGCTGGAAACTATATTTCATCTAATCCATATTTCCACACTCCGCCTAGAAATACAAATGGTACTTGGATACAGATAAAGGCAATGCTTAGAAACTGGCGTACACCTGCTTCCGCTGGTAATAGTGAGGGAGTTGATAGATACGCAAATAATACTTCTGATGAAGCACATTATTCTACCGATGGTGTGATGCACTCAACAACACGTAGAGTTGCTGTAAGATTTGGTACTTGTTATGGTAGTGTAAACGGAAGTAAAACTTACTATCATGGATTGAAAGTAAGAGAGAATCCAGTATCGGATGCGGCTAATCAATTTACAGTACCTTACTTCAATGGTTCTTCTTATGTTGGTAGAATGAGATGGAGAACTAATACTCATTGGGATTCACGTTCTGGTATTGATATTATAGGTGCTGCTGGTGAGTTCCGTATGAGTTCAGATAGTGGTAACTTAAACCTTAGAGTTGATGGTTGGATTATAGCCGAAGATTATATTTGGGGTAGTGCTGGTGCATACGCACCAGTATTCTATGACACTAACAATAGTGCATATAGAATGGATTTAACTGATGCTGGAAACTCAATAGTAGCAGCAGGTTCTTATAACGTACAAAATCACAATAGACCTGCTATATTATTAAACTCATCCGGTACATCATCGGCTGGTGCAGCATTTGCTATTCAACAAGTAACCGGAGAAGGTTGGACGGGTATATTCGTAGATTACGAACCATTTACTGGATGGGGATTATATCACGATAATCCAAATAACTTCTTTTGTGTTACATCGGAAAGTAGTACCGGTCAGCTAAGAAGTTTTACCGTTCCGAGTAGAGCATCTGGTAATAGAACCGCTTATGAAAAAATAAGATTAGACCAAAATAATGGTAACATCTTAACCGGTGGTAACATCGATGTTTATGGTGGTAACATTACAATTAGAAAGAGTGGTACTGATTCGAGAATAGATTTCGCAGCACAATCAAATGATCCTGGTTATATTTGGCACTATGAATCATCTAACACCGCGAGAATGTGGTTTGCGGCATCGGATGATGATGGTACAAATGATTACTTTGGATTTGGATTCACCGGTGATAGAGAAAGATTAATTATTTACACATCCGGTAGAATGGATGTTCCTATCATTTACGATAGAAACAACACCGGATATTATGTAGACATGAATGGTTCTACTCAATTAAGAACCGTTTATGCAGATGATTGGTTCAGACCTCAAGGATGTACTGGTGTTTATTTGCAATCTTATGATAAAGGTATTTGGTCTCCTGAATGTGCTGGTAATGCGTATGGTACTGTAAATACTTACGGAAGTGGTAGAAACGGATGGTATGGATGGGGTATCGGTAGTAGATACGTCTTAATGAGTACATTAGGTGATAATGTGGGTATGCACGATAACAGCCGTAGCTGGATTTGGTATATGGATGGTGGAAGGCTACAAATGTATTGGGCTGGAAACCGTAGAATGGTAACTGAATCACATGGTGTGTACTTTGATGCGGATGCTAGAGCTTCTATATTCTATGACCACGATACCGGATACTATTTTGATGGTAATGGTACATCCAATATGAATAGATTTACCGATAGAACAAAAGCTTCTATGGGTAATACTGCAAAATACAATTCACCTCGTTGGGATTTCACTGGTGATAGTAACTATTGGATTGGTTCAATGGGTTGGGGTACAACTGACCTTAACTCCGTTTGGAACTGGGGTAGTGGATTCTTTGATAGCTGGGGTAACCCTGGAAACCAACCTGCTGGTACATCGCATTGGACCGGTATTCAAACATCTCACTATACTTGTGGATATGGTTGTGGATATGGATGGCAAATGGTTGGTGGGCCTATTGCAGGATTGTGGTTTAGAAACGTATGGTCTTCACCTTCTGGATGGAGAAAAATAGCAATGTATGGGTTGAATGAATATTCAACTGATTTTTGGACAAGTATTATTTACGATTCTAATGATAGTGGTAGATATTTAGACCCTAACGGCACATCACAGCTTCAGGATGTTTATTCATATTCATATAGAGGTAATGGCAACGTAGGTGGAACAGGTAATGCATCTTGGCATCCTAATGGTATCTATTCAGCCGGTTATAACTGGTTGTATGGTGGTATGAATGGTGGTGGTGGTTCTGCTACAAACTTTGGTGATGTAAGAGCAAATATATTCTATGATAACCAAAATACTGGATATTATGTAGACCCTAATGGAACATCACAACTTTCTTATGTGATGGCAAACGATTGGTTTAGACCACAAGGTTGTACCGGTGTATATTGGAATTCTTATGGTAGAGGTATGTGGATGCCTGAGTGTGAAGGTAACCCTTATGGTAACATAACAACCTATGCTGGCGGTAGAAATGGATGGCAAGGATGGGGCATACAAAGTAGATATACCCTAATGAGTACGGGTGGTGATAACGTTGGTGTGCATGATTCGGCTAGAGGTTGGATTTGGTATATGAGTGGTGCTGAACTAAACCTTTATTGGGCTGGAAACCGTAGAGCTGTAACAACATCTTGGGGTACATACTTTGACGGATATACCGAAGCAGGTGGTTCGATAAGAGGACCTATATTCTATGATAACCAAGATACTGGATACTATTTAGACCCACACAATACTGATAACCAAGGTTTAAGAATTAGAGGTGGTACTTTACACGGACCTAACTGGTGGTGGGGAGCGTATTTAAGAGTTGGTTCGAACAACTATGTTGATAGTTGGGCTACTATATTCACATCAAATGGTAACTTACACATCGATGCGAGAGCGGGTTATCCATTGTACTTAAACTGGCATACTGGCAACGAGATATTAGTGAATGGAGCTATACAGGCAAATATTTACTACGATAGAGATAATACTGGATACTATTTTGGTAGTGGTGGTTCTGCGGATTCTAGATTAGGATATGTAAACTGTAATGGAGGATTTTCACAACCAAACAACCAATTCCAATTTGTAACTGATAGAGCGTACTATGTGAATGATACAAATACCGCTAACCTACAAGCTTGTGCAAATAGTAACTTATCTGCATTCTTCTCTTGGCACAAATATGGTGTATTTGCAACCAATATGGGACTTGATGTCGATAACGTAATTCGTATTGGTGGATGGTCAATGGGTGCTAATAGATGGCAATTAACACCTGGCGGTGATATGTATGCAGCTGGTAACGTAGTTGCGTATTCATCTGATGAAAGATTAAAAGAAAATATTACTACAATCGATGATGCATTAGGAATGTTGAAACGATTGAGAGGTGTTTACTTTGATTGGAAAGATATTGTTGATGATTTAGGATTTAATCCAGTTGATAGACATGATATTGGAGTAATTGCACAAGAGGTTGAAAAGGTAATACCACAGGCTGTTAAACCAGCTCCGTTTGATGCACTTTCTGATGGTAAATCAATATCTGGACAAAACTATAAGACTGTACAATTGGAAAAAATTGTTCCTGTACTTATACAATCAGTTAAAGAACAACAGGTAATTATCGAATCACAATCGAAAGAAATTGCTGAATTAAAAGAAATTGTTGGTAAGATATTAAAATTACACAATCAATAAGTTATTTTTCAAAATAAATATATTTATAGAAAACAATTATATTATGGGATATACTGAACATTGGGAACTAAAAGGCCTAAGAAAACAAAATTACGGTGACCTTTCCGGTGTAATAATCGGAACGAATTGGAAAGTCACAATTACAGATGAAGATGGAATTCAGGGTTCATTTAGTGGAGCAACTCCATTTAGACCTGTTGACGTTGATATTGATAACTTTACTGAATATAATGAATTAACTGAAGAACAAGTTTTAACATGGATAAAAAGTACGGTAAGTGGTTCTAATTCATCAACTAATTATTGGGAACACATATTAGGTAGAGCACAAAAAGAAATTGATGCTAAAAAATATAGTATTGAAGTAGTTACCGAAACTGATTTACCTTGGTCACCAACATCTGGAAGTTCTGTTACACCAGACCCATTGTCAGGTGAAGCATTATATGCAGCTTCTGCTGATTAAAATGTATAAAATAAAAAATGTAAGAACTCAAAACACTTTCTATTATAAAATTGTGTTTTGAGTTTTTTATTTATATTTATACGTGTATTTTTGACAGAATACAATTTATAACAAAAATCTAATTGGAGAAATAAAATGGCAGAAAGAATCGTATCACCTGGTGTATTCACAAGAGAAAATGACCTATCATTTATAGCACAAGGGGTAGGGGAAATTGGAGCAGCATTTATAGGACCTTTTAAACAAGGACCTGCGTTTGTTCCTACTATCGTGAGAACACAATCAGAATTTGAAGATATCTTCGGAACACCTGATGGAACTTATTATACTGAATATTCAGTACAAAATTATTTAAGAGAAGCTGGTTCGGCAACTATTGTAAGAGTAGCTGGAGTTGGTGGGTATGAGCAATCTAAGGCTTTGGGTCTTTTTGCTACACCATCTGGTTCAACTCAAAAACTAATTGGTGTATTATATAATACCAATTTAGGAGCACAAGATGTTGGATTCGATACAGTAACTGCAGCTAGTGCTAGTGCATTCAATTCATTGGGTAGATTTATATTGTTTGGTGGATTGGATTCTAACCTATTATCTGGTTCAGCGGTAGCAATTTCTGCATCATTGAATCCGGCTGATATAAATGATATTTCCGATGTATTTGGTACTTCTCCAATTGTATCACAAGCAAGTACATCTAAGAAAAGTTATTCATTCATCTATTTTGAAAATTCAGCATCATTAGTATGTGCGGCGATTGCTTCAGCATCTTTTGAGGTTAAAGAATTGCCTGACCAAGATTATACGGGAGATACATTAGTTCCTGCATATTCTGAAGCATTTACTCCTTGGGTTAAATCTCAAGATATAAGTGGTGATAGATACGAACTTTTCCGTTTTGCAACATTAGGACATGGTACTAACTACAACACTAAATACAAAATTGGTATTTCGAATGTAAAAGCAGCAGGTGAAGATGGTGCAACTGATTACGCAACATTTACTGTAAGTATTAGAAGTTTTGTTGATACTGATAGAAGAAAAGCTGTTATTGAAACATTCAATAATGTAAACTTAGACCCTGCATCTCCTAATTATATTGCTAGAAGAATTGGTGATAGATATTTAACTATCGATTCTGACGGTAAAATTACTGAAAATGGTGACTATGTAGCTAGGTCAAAATATATTAGAGTAGAAGTTAAGGAAGCAGGTGCATATCCTGTATCAGCAGCTCCATTTGGACACTCTGCATATTTTAATCCAATTGCGTTAGTTACTTTAGATGCATCAAAAGTTCCAGCAGTTGTATATACAACCGGTTCGGTTAATAACACATCATCATCTCCATTGAATTTCTCTGGATTTGATTTTGAAAAGACAGGTGTATCTACCGATAACAAACAATATTTAAAACCATTACCTTTGGGTGTTGGAGTTGGTGCTAACGTAGATTTTGCTTTCGATAATAGTTCTTTAGGATTAACATTCGAAATGACAGGTTCTGCATCATCTGATATGGCTAAAAGACAATTTGTATTGGCTTTCCAATCTGGATACGATGGTATGAACCCAACTACAAAAGCGGCTAAAGCTGGTGATGCAGAATGGGGTGCGGCAAATACACAAGGATTTAATTGTTCTTCTGCAATTGCAGGTGGTTCATTATCATACACCAGAGCAATAAACGCTGTATCTAACCCAGATGAGTGGGATATCAATATGGTAGTAACTCCTGGTATTGTTAAAAGTATTCACCCATCGGTTACTCAAAGAGTAATTGATATGGTTGAAGATAGACAAGATGCATTCTACATTGCTGATTTTAACAACTATACTGATTCAATTACTGAAGCAACTGAAGCGGCAAATTCAGTAGATTCGAACTATGTAGCTACTTACTATCCTTGGGTTAAAACAATTGATACAAATACAAATAAACTTACAACTGTTCCACCTTCAGTATTACTACCAGCGGTATTCGCACAAAACGATAGATTAGCGGCTGAGTGGTTTGCACCTGCAGGTTTGAATAGAGGTGGTATCACCGGAGCGGTTAGTGTATTGAATAGATTAACACACGCTGAAAGAGATACTCTATATGAGAACAAAGTAAACCCAATTGCGGCATTCCCTGGACAAGGTATTGTGGCATTTGGACAGAAAACATTGCAAGATAAAGCATCTGCTTTAGATAGAATCAATGTTAGAAGATTACTTATCACTGTTAAGAAATTCATCGCATCTACTTCTAGATTCTTAGTGTTCGAACAAAACACCGCAACAACTAGAGGAAGATTCTTAAACACTGTAAACCCTTACTTAGAAGCAATTCAACAAAGACAAGGTTTATACGCTTTCAGAGTAGTGATGGATGAAAGTAATAACACTCCTGATGTAATCGATAGAAACATATTAGCTGGACAAATTTTCTTACAACCTGCGAAGACTGCGGAATTCATCGTAATTGATTTCAACATTCTTCCAACCGGAGCAAGTTTCTCAGCATAATATAAAAACGTAACAAAGAGATATTTATTAATAAAATAAAGGAACAATAAAATGGCAGAAATACTAGAGTTTGATAAGATGTTCTATACGAACTTCGAACCTAAGATGAAAAATAGGTATGTGATGGAATTCGGCGAAGTTGGATTACCTGCATATCTTGTAAAAGCGGCTAATAGACCTACTATTCAATTTGAAGTAGTAACATTAGACCATATCAACGTAAAAAGAAAGTTGAAAGGTAAAGGTGAGTGGCAAGATATTACTCTCACTCTGTATGACCCAATTGTTCCATCAGCAGCACAAGGTGTAATGGAATGGATTCGTTTATCACATGAATCTATTACTGGTAGAGATGGATACGCAGAGTTCTACAAAAAAGATATTGATTTCTATATGTTAGGACCTGTGGGTGATAAGATTGAGCAGTGGAAATTAAAAGGTGCATTTATTAACCAAGCAAACTTTGGTGATGTTGCATTTGATTCTAACGAACCTGCAACAATCGAATTAACACTATCTTATGATTACGCAATCTTAGAATTCTAAAAATATTCCTTACGGAAGCTACCGAAGGACAACCCTCATCAGAAATGGTGGGGGTTTTTTATT